GTCTTCAGTTACAATTCCTTTTATCATGATACCTTGGTAGATACTTCCACATCTATCTCTGTATGCTCGTAAAACGATCATAAGAGGATGCTTGGCTAGTCTTCGCGGATCTATGTCGCCATCCAGAGCGACCCCTAGGATTCCCATGTCAGGAATATTACTTAATTCCTCCATGTATAGTCCTCGTGCCTTATCCTTAATAAATTGAATTTTCAATTCATTAAACTTTCCTGCCGCAAAGCAGTCGAGTCCGCTCCACAGATCAGAGGTTATCCCAATTGGGAGCTTCTGGATGGGAGACGAGATAAGGGCCAATACTTCTTCTGCACGTTTACACTTGTATACGTGTTTTAGAGAATACTGGACGGGTAACCATTGAGAGAGAGATGTTATAACGTCCCTTTCCATGGCTAATCTAATAAGATTCGGAAATAAAAGATGACTCTTAATTGCTGATTCTATAGCATCATAAGGCATAGGTGATATCTCTTGACCGTTAATAAACAGCCTCTTGGCTATTTCTGCACACGGTAGTAGTCGATTGCTACTGTGTAAAGATTTAGCTTCAGAGATCTGAATACCAAAGTCATTAAGAAATTCCTTATACTTAAGAGCTACATCATCATCAAAGATAGTAACGTCGTCACCAATGATTACATAGTCTTTAAAGGTCGGTTTACCTACCATTAAGGCGCATGTTTCAACGATGACATGGTGAGTAAGAGCAAAAGCAGCCCATGAGCTTAATAAACCCATTGGTTGTCCTGTTCCATATCTCACTGTTCGTTTTCCATCTACATAAAAGTCACGGTCCACCATTAGTCTGCTCCAAAGTTCAGCTACTTTTGTTCCATACATCCACTCCATAACTCTTTGTTGTATAAATATCGGAAACCTGTCGGTAGCCGAAGTAAGGTCAAAAGACCATACCACGCTCCCTTGAGATGTACGATGTTTAACAATTTGGGAAATTCTGTTGTGAGATGATGTTCCATCTGTATCTAATCTTCGAAGTAAACGATATAAGTCTTTATGAATTGGTTTTAGTGCGTCTTGAGTAAAGTAGTCACCCATTGCCACAACTCGTGTTTTGCAGCCACCCTCAGCCAGGAAGCTGAGTTTGGATGTAATACACTTGTCGTAAGCCTTAGGTTCTATCTTTAATCTCCACTCAATAAAACATTCCATAGAGTCAAATATTTGGTCCTTCCTCTCTGATCTTGTAAGACCTTCAATTATATCATCGTCAAGGATTGCATCGAACGATGGCACGAAACCATTGCTCAACTGCACTTCTCGAACGAATTGACATGTTGAAGATTTACTTATCTCTGAGTGTAGTTCCTTAATAGTGTTCAGAATTCCTGTCTCCTTGATTGCAAAATAATCTTTATCCATCGTTATCATCGCGTGGCCATTTGGGCCCCGTTTTGAAGTCGTGTATAAGGGTTCATCTCGTAATTTTGGTTTCAGAAATTTCTTATATTTACGGCAAATCTTATCTAGAGATGCTGAATAAGCTTGAAATTGCAATTCCGAAGGACCTTCTGCTTCAATCGAACTAGTATCACTAGATGCACTCGTGAAGATCTGCGTGTACAACCTTAACACTGTTAGGGCTGCACGCCGTCTCTTCATATTGGGTGATCGAAGATATCTTTCGAAAGGAACTAAATCAATTGGTAATTTACCTTTAGATTTACAGAAGGAAATATTATCGATGTCGAGATTTAGGCTAAGCCTACATCCAACAACGTAATAGTTCTTTAGCCTGTCACACGTCCACTTTGGACCGTTACTTTCTAAATAACGATTTGCTAGTTTGGTGTAATGCGAGGCCAACTTCTTAATATCGCATGTGAAAAGCGC